GGTAGGATTTTGGGGAAGGGGGGGACCCTAAGTCATCACCCGTCCAGCGCCGCGAAATTTCGCACGCCTGCGCGCGACGTCGTGACAGCGTACGTCGAAAGCGTGCTCGACGGCTCGCGCCCTGCGTCCAAATGGGTGTTTGCGGCGTCCCAACGCTTCGCGCGCGACCTCGAGCGCGCCGACGTCTACCTCGATTGGGACTCGGTCGACCGTCTCGTGGCCCACTTCGCCGAGCTCTCGCTCGTCGGCGACGACTCGGGCCGCGCGTTCGAGCTCCACCCGTGGCAAGTCTGGGTACTCGCCAACGTCTGGGGGTGGCGCCATACCGACGACCGCCGCCGGCGCGTCAAGCTCGCGATCCTCCAGGTCGCCCGCGGCGCCGGCAAGACGACGTTGGCCGCCGGCTTGTGCCTCTGGGACATGGCCCAGGGTGACGGGCGCCGCGTGCACGTGCTCGCGAACACAGAGCACCAGGCCGAGATCTGCCTCGACACGGCGAAGACCATGATCGGCCGCATCGGCGCCGAGGGGTGGAAGGTCTACTTCGACCGCATCGGCCGCCCGGCCAACGACTGCGAGATGAGCGCGCTCCCCGCGCTCGAGAAGAGCCTCGACGGCCTCAACCCGTCGATGTGGGTCGCCGACGAGGCCGCCGAGTTCAAGGGGCGTTTCCTGACCAAGCTCCTCACGACCGGCTCCAAGCGCCGCGAGTCGCTCGGCCTCATCATCACCACGCCCGGCGCGCAGCCCGACAACATCTACGGCGAGCTCGTCGCGACCGGCGAGGCGATCCTCCGCGGCGAGGTCGAGGACGACGCCTTTATGCCGATGCTATTTGGATTAGACGCCGAGGACGCGATCGAGGACGAAGGCGCCTGGTCGAAGGCGAACCCGAGCATGGAGTACGGGCAGCCCGACGTGAAGAGCCTGAGGCGCGCCTGGAACACCATGAAGCAAAGCCCGCTCGGTCGCCATGAGTTCACGCGCTACCACTGCGCGCGGCTCTGCGAGGATACGGGAGGGTGGCTCGACATGGCCCTTTGGCCAGGCGGCCAGACCGTCGAGTGGGAGGAGCTTCGCGGGCGCCCGGCATGGATCGGGCTCGACCTCTCGAAGACGCTCGATATGACGGCCATGGTCGCGGCGATCCCGCTCGACGACGGCCGCGTCGTGCTGCGCGGGTGGTACTGGTGGCCGAAACAGGACGTCGCCCAACGCGAGATCGACTACCGCCTTCCCGTGCGGACCTGGGCGGCGAACGGGCATATCGAGCTCACGCCGGGCCGCGAGATCGACTACGAGCGGATCCGCGCGAAGCTCACCGAGGTTTCGGAGCACCTGTCGGTGCAGTCTGTCGCCTATGACCGGTGGGGCTCGAAGTACATGGTCGAGGTCCTCGCCCAGGACGGCCACAACGTCGAGGCCTACTCCATGGGGATCGCCACGTTCGGGCCCGGGTGCCAGCTATTCCAACAGCTCTGGGCGTCCGGCAAGATCGTGATCGGCGAGGACCCCATCATGCGGACCGCGTGCCGGACGGCGATCGCCAAGCGTGACAGGAACGGGAACATCGCGATCACGAAGGAGCAGCGCCGGTCGATCGTCGACCCACTCGTTGCCGCAATCATTGCCGTGCACGCATGGGGCGGCCAAAGCGGCTCCATGTACGACGAATGGTGAAATCAACTTTGGACGCGGACACGCCTTGACTCGCGCGCGAGAATGCCTCGCGATGCTCGGCCTCCTTCGGCGAATGTTCTATGGACCGTGGTCCGCGACTCTGTTAGGCGAGGGCGGCGGCGCTACGCCGTTCGTGTCGACGCACGGGGCGCTGCGCTATACGCCGATCTACCGCGCCGTCTCGCTCATCTCGAACGACGCCGCGCGCGTGCCGCTCGAGGTCTCGGCGACCGGCGCCGACAGCGTGCTCCGTTCGCCGTCGCCCTATATGCCGGCGTTCGAGTTCCGCCGCGCGATGACGATGCAGATGCTCCTATGGGGCAACGCCTGCGCGGCGATCAACAGGACGCGCGGCGGCGAGCTCCTCGAGCTCATCCTCCTCGACCCCGAGAGCGTCTCGCTCGACGTCACCGGCAAGACGCCCGTCTACAACACCGCCGAGTTCGGCAAGCTCGCGCCCGAACAGGTGTTCCACCTCCGCGCGCCAAGCGCCGCGGGAATGTGGGGCGAGTCGCCCATCGGCCTTTGCCGCCGCGCCGTCGAGATCATCGCCGCGCAGGAACAGATGACGTACCAGGCGTACGTCAACGCGGGCAACCCGAAGATCGCGATCGTGCACCCGGGCAAGCTCTCGCTCGAGAACCTCCAGAAGATCGAGTCCGACTACATGAAGCGGCATTCGGGCTCGCGCAACGCGGGCCGCCCGCTCGTCCTGGGCGAGGGCGTGAAGATCGAGCGCATCTCGTCGACGATCGACGACACGGGCCTCGAGGCCGCGAAGCGGTACTCGATCGGCGACGTCTCGCGCCTTCTCGGCGTGCCCGCGTCCTACCTCTCCGAGAACGTCGGCAACGCCTACGGCTCGATGGAGTGGCTCTCGCGAATGTACGTCGACGCGTGCTTGGTGCACTGGCTCGAGGCGTGGCGATCCGAGATCCTCGCGAAGCTCGCGACGCCGTTCGACTCGGTCGTCTTCGACCTCGACGCGCTGATCCGCCCGGGCATCGCCGAGCACATGGCGGCCCTCCGCACGGGCGTCGAGGCGGGTTTCCTCACGCGCAACGAGGCGCGCGCGCGCCTGGACATGGCGCCGCTCGACGGGCTCGACGAGCCCACGCTCGCTCTCAACGTCGGCACCGGCGGCGGGAGCACCAACATCGGCACCGACACGTCGGCGCAGGAGGGGACCGCGAATGATTTCTAAGCGCACGCTCGAGGCGACCGAGCAGAAGCTCGACGGCCGCACGCTCGCCGGCTACGCGGCCGTCTACGGCCAGGACTCGCGCGAGATCGTCGAGGGCGGCCGCAAGTTCGTCGAGAGGATCGCGCCGGGCGCGTTCAACGAGACGCTCTCGAGCGGCGCCGACGTCAAGCTCTACTACAACCACGATGCGTCGATGCCGCTCGCGCGCACGCGCTCGGGGACGCTGAAGCTCAAGAGCGACCGGAACGGCCTCGCCTTCGAGGCGACGCTCCCCGAGACGACGCTCGGAAACGACGTCCGCGCGCTCATGGAGCGCGGCGACCTCAGCGGCGAGATGAGCTTCGGCTTCTTCGTGGTCGAGGACTCCTGGAGCAAGGACCGCTCCGAGCGCCTGGTCAAGAAGGCCTCGCTCGTCGAGGTCTCGATCGTCCAGGACGCCGCCTACCCCCAGACATCGTCGAGCCTGCGGAGCGTCTCCGCGGCCGCATTGGAGGCCGCCCGCGCGCGGCTCGCACTTCACTTTGCAAGGATGGAACGATATGGAAGAGCTTGATCAGATCCTCAGCACGACCCACGCCTACCGCAAGCAGCTTGCCGAGATCGAGCGCCGCAACGGAAGCGCCACCCAGGACGTCGTCGACAACGCCTTCAAGGTCAACGGCGAGCAGCGCCAGGCGCTCGACCGCATGGACGCCGACCTCACCGCCGCCGAGCTCCGCGCGCAGGCGAAGGCCCTCGAGGCACGCCTCTCGAAGCTCGAGGCGCAGCCCACGCTCACCTCGCGCTCGCCGAGCGCACCCGGCGCCGACGCCGAGGCGCAGTACGCCGAGCGGTTCGCGCGCGCCCTCTTCAGCGGCAACCGCCTCGCCTTCGAGCGCGTCATGGCCGAGCGCACCAACGTGACGACCGGCGCGACCAACAGCACGTCGGCGATCCCGACGATCTGGCAGGACCGCATCGTCGAGCGCATCAACCAGTTCAACGTCTTCCGCTCCGTGTGCCCGGTGCGGAACGTCGTCGGCGATCAGAAGATCGTCGTCGGCGGCGCGCTGCCGACCGCCTACAAGGTGACCGAAGCGGCCGCAGTGACCGAGGACACGACCTTCGCCGTCGCGAACGTCGACGTCCTGGACATCATGTACGGCGTCTACGTGCCCGTCTCGCGGCAGTACCAGAACGACGCGATCGGCGGCCTCGAGTACGTTGCCCGCAAGTCTGGCGAGGCGCTCGCGAACCTCCTCGAGACCGAGTACACGACCGGCGCGGGCGGCGCGGGCAACATGCCCGGCCTCCTCAGCTTCTCGATCCAGAACGGCGGCGACATCGGATCGGCGATCGCCGACCTGACCGGCGACGACCTCATCGACGTCGCCCACTCGATCCTCCCGCAGTACCGCCGCGGCAACGTCGGCTACATGATGAACGACACGGTGCTCCGCACCGTCCGCAAGATCAAGATCGCGAGCGGCTCGAGCGAGTACATCTGGAAGCCGCCCGCGACCTACTCGGACATCCGTGACGGCGTGCCGTCGACGATCTACGGCTTCCCGGTCTACGTCAACCAGGCGATGACCAACGCCGCAGGCGACAAGGCGATCGTCTTCGGCAACTGGGACTACTACGAGATCTATGACCGTGACGGCGGCGCGTCGGTGATGATCGACCCGTACGGCCTCTCGACGAGCTTCATGAACCGCGTGGTCGTCGGGCACCGCACCTACGGCGTGTGCACGAACAACCTCGCGTTCGCCTACCTCACCGTCTAAACATCTTTCCCACGCGGACCGGCTCCCCGAAAGGGGAGCACGGTCTTTTCCATGTCGGTCCCTCTCTCCACGATCAAGAGCGCGCTTCGCATCGACTACGACGATGACGACGCCGACCTCATCCGCCTCCGCGAGGCGGCGATGCAGCTCGTCGAGCGCGACACCGGGCGGGCGCTCACGCAGCGCACGGAGACGCTCTACCTCTCCGAGTGGACCGACACCGTCCTTCCCGGCTTCCCGTTCACGTCCGTCACGCTCATCAACTACACGACGGAGGCGGGCTCCCAGACGCTTCCCACAACCGATTGGTGGGTGGACCTCTCCGACGGCCCGATGCCCGTGCTGCGGTTCCTCGAGCGCCCAGGACGCAAGGAGGGGACGATGATCGTCGTGACCTACGCGTGCGGCCACGACGCGCTCCCCGACCCGCTCACGCATTGCGTGATCGCGCTCGTCGGCGCCTGGTACAACAATCCCGAGGCGTTCCAACCGATCGGGCTCAACGTCGTGCCCATGTCCGTCGGATTCATTATGGACTCCTACCGCGTGAGGA